ACCTGACCATGCCAATTTACCAGATTCTTTTTCCCACTCCATGCTGGCCTTGAGCCTTTTATTTTCTAAAGCCGGCCAAATTTGTTTATATTCTTTTACCCATTTAGAAGAATCGTGAGGACTACACATAACGCAAGCAAGATTACACTTGCTGCCGAGCCGGAGGTCAATATAACGTACTTTAGGTGGAACGGAACCGTCTTCTTTGGTTTGGCCAATAACTTCTTCGAGCCCAAGCTCATTAACCCATTTTGCAGTTTCCCATTTCCGTTTTGATCTGTGTCCTGCGTCTTCCTCCTTAAAACATTTTAAACAAGATGCAGGCCGCTCACCTCTAAGCATCATTTTTCGCACGGATTTCATATATTCATTATTCCATGCATCTAGTAAACTTGTTGTTGCTAAATTAGCAGGCTTTCCATCATCTCTCCGAAGAACTCCTGCTTCAGATAATGTTTTATTTGTTGAATTTTTATCTTGTACCGCGGACGCATTTGCAGTACAACAAACTCTCATATGTCCATTCGGTCGAGTAGAAAGATGCATCCAAGGTAATGCACAAAAAGTTTCTGATGGTAAATTATCCGGGTCTTTATCTAACATATTTTAATTTCTCAATACAATCGTAACTGTTAACATTTAATGCAATAAAGAATTGATAAACATTATCATCAAATGCAAATGCATCATGCCATTTCAAACTATCATGTAAATATAGTCTGCCTTCTTCAATATTTTTTTCAGTTTCATATTTTTCTATTAAACCAGACATCTTATTATCAACAATTCCTTCATCTCCTTCAAAAGGATAAGAACAAACCTTATATCTGAATTTCATTTTTTCAGGGTTTGTTGTTCCCCAAAGTCTTAACCATTTTGTAGGGTGCCATGTATCAAAATGTGGTAAAAGGTGGCCCATTGAATGCCATTTAAAAATACATGAACGCACCATATATTCTTTAATGGGTTCTAATACTTTTAAACTTCTAAAATTCATTAATTCTGTCTGCGCCTTAAAACTTGTTTCAAATAAAATATCATTATCTTTTTCAAAATGGCTCATATTGAATACATAATCGGTAAAATTTTCAGCATTATCCTCTAGACCAGTTTGTAAAAAATTCCATCTATCTAAAGGGTAACAAGATGGTTCCAAGTCATTATCTAATTTTCCATTTAGATTAACTAATGGTATTGCGTATCTGGGATATTCCTTATATCTATCTCCCCATCTAAAAAAATTATCATTATATCTTTCAATTTCTAATAAAAAAGAATCGACATTAATTTTAATATCTAATGGAACTAAATTAGTAGTATGTAAATTTTGATATTGATCTTTTGTTAAAATGCTATCATTAATTTCATAAGGTTCAGAAATATTATAAACCATATTATTAGATTCAAATAATTCCTTTTGATCATTTCTTAATTTTATACTTTGTTCATACTCTTCATAAGTTTGATAGATATGATTTAATATACCTATATTTGGTTTATGAAATATTAAATAGAAAAATCCATCACCATATTTTTCCATTTGTTTAAAATTATAAACCCGCAAGGGGTCAGCACCCTCTGGAACGAAATTAGAAACCGTATAATCCTTCCAATCTTTTTTAGAATTAAAATTCTTATTAGGAATTGTAATTGTAGTGTCTATTTTAATCATGAATGTTTTTCACATCTAAACAAAAATTGTTTTCTTCTATTCTTTGTTTAATTAATTTATGATTATGATCTAATTTATATTTAATATTATTTATTTTACTTTTCAATTTTTTTGTTGGAAGTTTTAAAATATTTTTCATTTGGTCCATGAGAGAATTAAATCTAATTTTAAACGGACTATTATCAAAGCTATAATCAAAAAGTTCATCATACAAATAGAATCCTTGATTTTTAAGAAAAGTATGATACCCTTTACTTGCCATAGAGATAAAAGGTTTTTTATAATATAATGGTTTTAAAACTTTTTCCGTTAGACAACATCCTTTATCTGTATAACTTTCTCCGACTAATTCAATTCCTGAATAAAGATATTCTTGAGGCGTATCTCCTAATATGTTTATATCTTTTCTCTCTGTCAGTTCTTTTTTAATAGATGTACACCAAGAACCTTTTCTGAATACAAAGTTAGGTGTGATTACATCAGAATTTGTTTTTATTCCATTAACAAAAAGATTATCATCATCCAAAAAATCAAGTGAGGTAATAGGTTTCGGGTCTTCTATTCTGGGCACTCTATTAGAATAAGCAAAATTATCATATTCGTGAAGCGCATTTAATATCATAAGTCTATTTAATCTTTGCTCACCGCACATAAAAATAACATTATATAATATTCCCTTATTAACATTTTTAAAAACAAAATCACCTCTTTTAAACCCCCTACAAACAGTATACCACGGAAAACTCTTAACATTGATGCTTTCCTTTGTTTGTATTAAGTTTTTTAATTGATTATGATTGTGGTCTAAATTAATATCATTATTATAAAAATAAGTATTCTTATAATTTTTTATATGGAGATTTTTATAGATATAATATAAACTATTAAATTTCCAAAGCTGAGTAGTAGAGTAGGGATAATAATGGCCAGCTTCGTTCAAATCTAAAAATATAATTTGTTTGGAAGTAGGTTGTTTTATAAAAACATAATCTAATAACAAATCTTGAATAGTTTGATATTTTATTCTATCTATTTCAATTATCACTTATTTCATTGTTTATTGACGACAAGATAAAGTAACCGCAACTAATTCTGTACCTGAAGCGCAATTTCCACAACAAGCCATCAGGGTCATCCCATCGCTAGCCGCAGCAAATTCTTCATCATTTACATAAGAAATATTTACAAGATTCCAACTGGCCGTTGCATCTATTGCTGATTTGAGCTCATCTATCAATTCATCAGAAGGTGTATCAATTACTAATTTATGATATGATGCATTTTCTGTAGGAACAAAAACTTCATTACATGTTATTATAGAATTGGTTAGCTTATCTTCGAATTTTTCTAGAATTCCAGTATCATCAACATAAGCTGGAGTATCTAGAAGGTGTTCTCGTTTGAAGTGTCTCATATCTTCATATCCACCTTCAATCGCATTTTGTCCGGCCATTTTAAAATTTATATGTGACATTCTTTTCCTTATTTTGTTAACCACTGGGTTAAATGTGGATGTAAATAATCTTGAAATTTTTGATTTCGTGAATAATCAAATAATGTAATTTCTTTAAGTATTTTACTTTTATTTTCTGAATTTCTTTTAAAATATGAATTACGAATTTGATTAAATTTTTTTGAATCTATCCGAGGAACATTTTCTAATAATTGTCTACTTAAATGTATTGGGCTTATGCCTCGGTCAACTGGATACACTTCGCAATATGAAATATAAACTTTCTTAGGTAAAGAGCAACACCATTGCCAGTGTTCATGTAAATCTAAAATATTTAGTGCTGAAACAACAACAGCAACATTAATTCTTCCCAAATTTGTAGAAGTTTTTAAAAATAATCTTATAGTCCTGTCTAATTCATCAAATGATTGAGGATGTCTTATATATTCGTAACATTCTTCAACCGCATCTATACTCAATTTAGGATATTGCTTTTTAAACTTATTTAATTTATTTATCAAAGTGGGATTAAACATTGTACCATTAGTATGATACGCGAGAATAGTATTTTGGGCCCAACCTTTATCAATATATTTATCAAGAAGTTTTATAACCTGCGCATCAAAGAAAGGTTCTCCGCCACTAAACCTAAGTTCCTTTAAGGGATTATTTAAAAGCCAAAGAAATTGTTTTGAATTAGAAGTTTTGGGAATTGTAATCCTCCCTCTAAATTTACCAGATGTAGATTCTTCAACTTCATGAAGTAAGCCAGCTTTGCTAAAGAATTCATAATCTAACATCAATCTATGACTTGTTTGAGGATCACACATTCTACAAGCCAAATTACATTTATTAGAAAAAATGAAATCAACTACATCTAATTTCCCTCTGGGAATAGTATCATCATTATGGATTCTGAAAGATTCTATACCTCTTTCTTCCATATCCCAACAAGTTTTACAAAATGGATGTTTTTTATTATTAGATAAAGCTTCACGTAATTCTTTAAATTGTTTTGAATTAAAAGCTTCTTCGGGGGTAAGATCTGTCTCTTCCCATTCCATTGGATCTTCCCAATCAGGACGCGACATATTACAACAAGGATGAAACCATTTAACTTTATCTCCATCCCAATCTCTAATTGTAATTTGTTTAAAGGGGTAACTACATAACATTATTCTACATTAAAATCATCACTCGCGAATCCAATTTTCCAGCCCAACTTTTTTATTTCAGTTGGATTGGCACAAGTTTCTTCGCTCTCGCCCGTTACATTTTTAAAATCTATTGAATCGATATCAATAGATTTCGGTGAATGTTCATTAGCAAAATCATAAACTGATTTAGGTGTTCCATATCCAATATCAAAAACTTTAGGAAATTTTTTCCATACGGGTGTTTCTGTCATAAGTAAATATATAGCTTTTACACAATCTTTTACATATAACCAATCTCTCGTGTGAGTTGTTAAATAATTAATTTTTCCTTCTTGTAATTGTCTATAAAACATATCGGGCCGCGACTTAGGACCCCAAACTGTAAAGAATCTCATTCCTATAGCATTAGGTGGCGCCATTGCTTCACAGGCTCCTTTTGTCATTGCGTAAGGACTTTTCATATCCGAAACAGAAGAACTCGATGCATATAAGATTTTAGATTTTTTATAAGTTTCAAAAATGCGCTTAGTTCCAATAATATTTACATTATAATAATCTTTTAAATGTTTTGGTTCCCAACTATTACGAACACCAGCTCTTGCAGCTAAATGAACCACAACATCTGCATCAACATGGGGGAGAGGATCTGTAGTGATGTCACAATCAGAGTGAGGAACATCGCGATCTTCCCAACCTAGTCCCGAACAATTATCAATACCGTAAACATCATGACCTTCTTCAGATAAAAGCATATATAAATGATGGCCAATAAATCCTTTGACTCCGGTTATTAATATTTTCATTATAACCATTCCTTTAGTGTTGTTTCAAGTAACCCCCAATAATCAAAAGATTTCTCTTCAAAAATTTGAGGTGCTTCATTCTCAACTGCTATAACTATAACAATGTTATTTATTGGGATTTTGGTTCTTTCTTCAAACATTATTGTATAAGCAGTCGCCTGAAGAAAATAATCTTCAACCCATTCTTTTTTTTTAAATTTTCCTGAAGTCTTCCAATCTATAATTGCTTTTTGACCTTTCCAATCGGCTACGCAATCGCAACGTCCAGCAACTCCCAATTGTTTACTCCATAATGGAACTTCAATGCCGGCAATATTTTTAAGATTAATATCTAGGTGGGGTTTGATGGCAAGGAACATCTCTTGAACATGTGGTTGTGAATCTTCAAAATAATTTTCTTTATTTGAAATATAATTTTCTACAACTTTATGTACTTTTGTTCCACGACGAGTGGCTTGAGTTGTTATTTTATTGGCTTCTTCTTCACCAATTCTAGCTCTCCACTCTTTAAAGAATTGAGCTTTTTTTCTACCTAATACTGTTGTAATGGATGGAAAGGATCCGTCAGGGGTTTGATAAACTCTGGATCCATTTGTGGTGGTAGCATTTAATTCTTCAAATTCAAGATCTACATGATCAAACATTCATATTACTCCCCGGATAATTGCTTTTCATTTGCTTCAAGTGATCTGTAAAGGCTTCATCCGGTTTCTTCTTATGGCCCTTTATAGTCGTGCCTGAAATATTATCATAAACAAATCCAGCTCGCTGAGCGTTCATTTGAACCGTGTCCTTGTTACATGAAGGGCACGGCTCTTTTGCTGGTATATGACGATCTACTATCTTATACGACTCTTCAAACTCGTGGCCGCACTCTTCATTTTTACAAATATAATCATAACTTGGCATAATCACCTATAAAAAATATGTGTATCTATTTTAACAGTTTTTTTCTTATATATTGCCCATCTGGGGTCATTGATATAATCAGCATGGTAATGAGTTGCTCCATCTGTTATATCTCTTAAATCATTAGCATTTTTATAATAATAATTTGCTAAATCCTGAACCTTATCCCATGTTTTTCCTGGAAATGGTGCATCATCTCTTCCGTCACAATACCAACTAAATTGGCATCGATCTCTTTTAGGAAGTCCGCTTGCATATGTCGGCCCTTCATAAATTACTTTGCAATAAGAATTAGGAAAATGCCTACTGTTTACTCTATTATGAGTTACATGGGCAACTGCTAATTTTCCTGCTGTACTTTCCACAGCGGCTTCAAAATATATATTTTTAGCCAAACATGATATCTCAAGTTCAGCTCCTGCAGATATTAGTAAGGACGGATCTATTGATGATACCGATCGCGTACTAGGCCGATGCATTATTAAATTTTTATTTGTGTTTTCTAGAAAACTTTGCGTATGCGAATTTGTTTTAGACGCTACTGCATCATTCTCCGAAATAACTATTTTCATTGGGTAAGTAAGAAATACTACCGCCATGACAAAAGCTATTAAAACTTTCATATAATCCTTTATTAGAAATGAATAAATCACATGTGATTTAGATCACACTTCCATAATTATTATAATAAATTTTACTTGCTGGATTGCATTGGTGGTAAAAGATGGGGGAAAATCTCACTTACTAGTTTGTAAGTTAAACCTTTGATGCCGAGATCTTTCGTCTTTATGTTCACGAGAAACTCAGCCTCTCTTGGTGTTATACTCTCTAACATTGTTATGTACATTTGTTCTCTTCTTCCTGCTTGAACGGTATTTCCTATGCAAAAAGTTTCACCCCCTGGACCTTCCACGAAATATCTTAATTTGCGAATTTGTCCGTAAAGTAATGTTGAGTCTGGATCTTCCGCGCCCGCGTTAAAGGGTGGTTTCCCCTCGGGCAACAAAAATCTTACATCTGGATGAAACGTATACCACAATAAATTTTCCAAATGATGTGTTTGATTTTGTTTAAGTAGATCGCCTCTTTCCTTTTGACTCTTTGCCTTGTCTACCAATTCCAATAATTGCATTAATGATAAAGCCATAATTAAAACTCCTGTATCGATTCAGTCATATCTTTAAGTCGATGCTTAATAAAATAATTGAGCATTCTATCACGACCCAAATATTGGTCGTTCTCATACCTTGTTCTTATATTTATAACGATCTTATCTGGAATACAGCCAAGATCTATTAAAGTTTCATTCCGTTTAAAGTTTCTTAAGATTTCACCCTCAAGGACTTTTTCCGGTACTATATTTAGCCATTCCATGATCTTCTTCTTCGACATTGGCTTTTGTCTTAGTCCTTCTACAAAGCAATCGTCATTTGAAAGAATATTAGGTATTCCATCGCTTCTATCTCCTTTTACTATTAAAGACCTCAATTGACCTTCCGGATCACTTTCTTTAATAAACTTTTTAGTTCGAGGAGACCATTGAGAAACATTAGGATATTTTTGCAATTGGATAAAATCTTTATCAGAAGAAACTATCAATATATTATAATCTCTATGAGAAAATTCTTTACAAATAACCCCGATAATATCATCTGCTTCACATCCTTCCAAAGTAACTACTCTGTAAGGCATATTTTCTGCTATTTCATTTCGTATATTATCCATTGTATTAAATAGCACTTGCCAATCTACATTTTGTTTATTTTCTTCTCTTGCTTTCTTTCTATTGGCCTTATAAAAAGGATAAATGTCTTTGCGCCAATTTTTTTTATTATCGCAACAAAAAACAACTTCTTTTCCATACTTATTGCTAAATTTATTCTTGATCATTTTAATATTATGGAGAACCATATGCCTCATCGTGGCATCCTCTTTACCTGGTTCAAATTGTTTCCGGAATCCCATAAAATTAGCAATTACCATCTGGTTATAATCAATTAATATCATATTATTTTTTTAGTTTTTTAATTTTAATTTTCTTTCCCAGTTTTACTTTCTTTTCTTTTTTTGTTGTGATTATTATTTCACATTCTTCTATCATCATATCATAAAATTTAATTAATCTATTTTGTAAGGGTTTATTTAAATGGCTATAAGCTTCTGCAAAATCTACATCACCTTCTTTGGCTAATTTTATTTCACTAGCCATTTCTACAATTTCAGATTTTAAATGTTTAGCTACTGGCCTTGAAATTTTATTATGTGCTACAAATTGTTTAAAATTATATTTCTTTTTAAAATTTTCTTCGAGTTGTTCGTCAACAATATCCTCTATATCATACTTTAAATTTTTCGCGGCTTCTCGAATTCTTTTCTGAATATCTGGTTTTACTTTAGATTTTGTATCTACTGCTACTTTACGATTCTCGGCAATCTGTTCTATCTTTTTTAATTTTTGAATAAAAAGATCTTCATATTCTTCTGGTAAACTCTTTAATCCCCTTAATTTCATTCGCGCAATATATCCAACATGATTTCCAACCTCGATTAAATCTGTGATTTTAAGTTTTCCGGGAGATTTACTTTTTACTTTATTTTTTTTATAATATTCTTGAACAAACTCCATACTCTCTTTAAAATCAAAAAATTTATAATACCATCTAAAGGCTTCATGAATTTCAGATTTTAATTTATCGAGAGGCAAACTATCCCAATCATTCGGATCCGGTTCGTCACCCATATATTTTGCGTTAATACTTCTTTTCGAAAAAGCCATTTAGCTACCTTCGTACTTTCCAAGCGTTACGTTATATAATTCTTTTAGCTCACACATAATATAATGTAAGATAATAGACATTATGCCTTCACATTTTTCCATATGATTTAAATTAATATGTATAT